CTGAGCAAACTGGGGTGCAGCCGAAAATTTACCCACCGCGCACAAAGAAAAAGGCCCGGTGCTATGGGTTAAATAGCTACCGGGCCTTGATACATGGCGGAGAGGGTGACATTCACAAAAAGGCTTGAAACCCGCATGAAATAAGGAATCTAAAAATCAAATTCCAACTACATGCCCCCAAATATGCCCCCAATAGAAAAAAGGTGCCAGCGTCGCCGCTCTCTCGCGTCCCCAGTCTGGCTGCACTGCAAAAGCATTGCAGTGCGGGGTGACCACCATGCCCCAAGCCATGAAACCGGGCTATGGTGATCTTCTCGCCCAGTTTCACCATCTAACGAGACTTAGGCAGAAGTCCCAGAACTCTTTACCCAGCCAACAGGCGCCACCCAGCCACACCCGAAATCAAGTCGAGCTTTCACCTCAAGACCGTCAACCTCAAAGCCATCTCGCTGGGTAATTTGCACCCCTTGCTGGCCATCGAGGTAACCATACTCAAGCGCCGACTGGTTGCCTGCCACCAAATACCACTCAGAGGTACTTGAAACATCAAGCCTTGGCTCCACTACAACATTCAAGCTGTAGGGCTGCACGGTGTCAGCAGTAACCGCTGCAAAAGACGCCACCAACTGACGAGCAGGCATTTCCAAAGCGACAGGCACCACCAAATTCGCAGGCTCTTGCAAAATCAGCCCACCGTCATCCTCTTTTTGCAAACGTAATGCGCGGACTGCCTCGCCAAGACCTGCCAGCGTTAGTTTCTTGTCAATCAACGAGCTGCGATCCGCATGGAACAGCGCAGACCCGTCCACCAGGTTAGGACTCAACAGCACAGCAGCCAATTCATCAGCTTCACGACGAGCTGCAGCCTGTGCAAACTTCTGCAAAAGAGTAGAAAAGCCCTGCAGATCATCGTTCACCATGGCCTGGCGAGACAGCGCCAGGATGCGCCCATAGGTAGCAAGTCGCCACCCGTTTTCGGTGTCGTTTAGGGTGCCGTAAGTGAACTCACCACTCTCGCGAACTTCCTCCAAACTTGGAGCGCCACCGAGGCGGACAACGCTTCGAGCCCGGAAATCAGGCAGATTGGCAAGGCGAGCAACCGCCTTCAATGGGGCCTGCACTTCAGCGTAGTAAGCATGCAGCACGCGCCCAACAGCACTGCCCAAGAGCGCGGAGAAATCTCCTGCCGTGTGAAGTGCGCGCTGAATGATGCGGTCGCGGCTCTCAGTTGCACTCACGCTCTCACCACGCATTTCCAGCGCACGAACAGCCAGGCCCGCCAAATCAGCAGACCGGATCACTTCACCCCCAGGCCGACCACCCAAAGCCGCAACGAGGGTGTTTTCAATCAGGTGGCGCTGATTTGATGCATGGTCATGACGCGACAGACTCACGTTGCCGCCTCCACGGCGCTGCACATCACGAGCGTCCATGGCATCGAGAATTGCTGCTCTGGCATGCTCGATAGACGCACCACGGTCGTTAAGTTCACGCGCCATCTCAGGAAAGCCATGGCGGGTGCAGAGGGCATCGACTGCTTCACGGGTTTGATTTGCATTGGTCATAGTCATATTCAGTGAGCGAAAGAAACCCGCCTGAGGATCAGCGGGAACGGAAACAATGGAGACTTCGTAGGGCTGCCAGCGGTACATAAACCCACCATCTACGGGCGTGCCTTCATCCAAGTGCACATAGCCAACAGACAAGCTGCGATGGATACCGCCAAGGACATCGGCGCGCACTTGCTGGGCCTCTGGGCTACTGGCAAACCTCACATCACCAGCGACTCGATCACCCATCGAGCGCAGGTTCTCCACCAGGCCGATGGAAAGCTGCTGCGAGTCGTGCGAGACGATCAAAGGCAGAGGGCTTCGACTCAGATCAACGCCAGTCTCCGAGCAGTCCAGCACCTCGAAAACTCCGTAGCGCTGCACAGGTGTCTGCGTGGCGATGGTGCAAGGAATCGGAGCATCATCCGCAGCAGCCTCAGCCAGCCGCTCAAATGCGATGGAGCGCAGCAGACGGAGGGAACTCATCGCGGCCCCCCTTGCGCCGCATCCATGCGCGCAATCTGCTCACGCGCTTCGTACAGCAGCACCATGGCAAGGCTCAGCGCCTCATCAGGCGAAAGCGTTGCAGTGACTCTGGCGGCACCCGTATTCAGTTCAAGATGCAATCCGGCGTGCACCTTGAAGCGCGTCCGGCTCGGGGTATTGGTGGGTGTTGGTTGGTTCATGCGTTCAGTGTCCCGCGCACATCGCGCGGGACATGCGAACGCATTTCACGTCCTGCGCTTTTGGCGGTACGCGGTTTGATCCGACACGATGCGGGCTATCTGCCGTTCGCTGATTTCGAGCCTGCCGCCCGCCTCTCGCCTGGCCTGCATGACCGGCTCAGCGAAGGCAAAGCAACTCGGTAGCACCAGATCATCAGCGCCCAGCAGCTCGGCCAGCATGCGGCGACTCTCTGGCTTGTTGCCGCCCAGGCGTTGCAGGGCTTGTTTTATGAGCGTGTCGCGCCGGGTCATGCGCTCCAGCCGCAGCGGGGCCTCACACTTTCGCCCCTTGCCAGGTCGAAGGCCCAGGTTTGCCGTAAGGTCTGACTTGCCCTCATACAGAAACCCACGAAAGGCGGCCCGGAGGTGCGCGGCGGTTCCCGCATCGAGCGGCAGGCCCCCTTCCATGGCGATCAGCGCTTGGCGAAGGGTTGTCAGGCCGTCAGGCGGTGAGGTTTGCGCTTGCGCCGGAAACCATGCCTGATGCAGCGCATTTTTAGCACCCTCATTCATCGCTCGCCCCTCCCCGCGTAGCGCGCAATGATCTGGTGCTGCAGGTGCAAAACGTACCGCAGTATCCACTCGCGGGCGGACTGGCCAGGCAGGAGGACACCCCGAGAGCACAGACTACTTACCGCTTGCTGGCTTATCCCCACCATTTGCCCGAACTCCTCCTGAGTGACTGGCTGGCCAAGTGCTTCCAAAAGCTTTTCGACATCCTCATTGCTCACCATACAACCCCCCTTAGAGGCATGCACAACAGTCCGCGAATGCGGCTCGAATTACCCGCACTGCAAAGAGCCAGGGAGGACCCGAACAACGCCGGAGTCCCTGCCAGGAATGCGGCGACTCTCCACCGGAGCCACATCAGGCGGCCACCCCCCACCCACAACAAAAAAGACAAAAAAGACAAAAATCCCTGCATGTGATTACTCCGCTGCAGAGTCAGGCCACGAACCCACACCCACGACAAAAAAGACAAGAATGACAAAAATCACATGCGGCCTATCAACGACTGAACCGCCCTCGCAAACCACCGCTGGCGAACAATGGTTGTGAGTGATTTTTGTCTTTTTTGTTATTTTTGTTCTATGCATGAGTTCGCGCCTAACCTATTGATATAGAAAGAAAAAGGTTAGAAAAAGCCTTATTGCAAGAATGTCAGGATGACAAAAGACAGGCCGGATTGATGCGATACCTTTGGCTTGGCTTCTTGCCCTTCTCGCGCACCACAAAGCCTTGCAACACATGGTTGACCTCAAGACGATCAAGCGCCTTCTTGAGTCGCTCCACATCCCTGAACCGCCCCGACATGGCTTGATGGCATTCACTGCGCAGGAACACGGCCTCGCCCCGCCCTCTCGCCCAGCGCAACACGGCATCGGCGTCCACGTCCACCTGGTCAGAACCCAGCAGGGCGAATGCCGCCTGAGCGTGGGGGATCAACAGCCGCCCCAAAGTGATTGCGTCATCCATGCATGGATGGCCCACCTCCTTCGCATGCAACCCCGTGGCCGCCAGCTCCAGCAATGCAGCCACCCGCGCCACCGCACCGGGCAGCTTGCTGGTCCAGTCGCTGATAGCCTCGTACTGGCCGCCCTCGCCCTGCTCATCCTCGATGGCCTGGGCAAAGTCCAGCCACACCTCGCGTGCCGCATCCGACAAACCAAGCACCACCGGCTCACCCGCAGCGCTGGGCTCATCACCCAGAAGCCGCAGCAGGCGGTACTCGTACTCATCGCGCACCGCCTGGGGAATGGCTGCATGCTTGCGCACATCGCGCTTGCCCACCATGCTGACCGGCAGAGCGAACAGGAATCGCGCCAGCAGGCCCGTATCCCGGAACCTGCGAGAGCCCGCCACATCGGCCAGCACTCCAGGCTGCAGCAGCAAAGCAAACGACAACGCGGGTTGATCCACATGGGCGCTGCGCCCCGCACGATCCACCCGCATAGACGACCCAGCATGCCCCTGCAGGAACACATCAAGATTTGCAGCTCCGCCGTTGTAGAGCCCTGCCATGATCTGGAAGATGCCCGCCTCATCACTCAGCACTGCCATGCGCTCGCCATGCTCGACCAGCAGCGCCTGCAGCCGCTCGGGCGTGGTGTCACCCGTGAACAACCGTGGCGCCCGCAGCTCATCGGGCATATCGGTTTCCTCCCGCTCAATCTCTTTGGTCAGAGACTCACGCTCTTGCTGGTCCTTGGCCTTGGCCGCGTCCTGCTGCAGTCGCTCGATGCGCTTTTTGGCCACCATGCGTGCAGCGTTCACGCGAGCAATCTCGCTCCGCATCCGGTCCCGCAGCAGCTTTTCCCAATAGATCAAAGGCGCTTGCATGGCCGACAGCACAGCGCTTTTGCGCGTGCCGCTGGGGGATGCGCTCAGAGTCCAAAGACTCAGCGGCTCGGTGTAGCTGTCTCCAAAAGGAGCCACAACGTAACGCCGCTGCAGCACAGTGGCCAGCACACCCAATGCAACAAGCACCGACAGAGCTGGGGGCGTTTGAGTGCTCTCACTCACCGCGCCCGCCATATCTCCGAGCCAGCCAGGCAATACCGTTGCGGGCACGTCAGGCACCGCACGGGTGCCGGGCAGGATTGGCGCAGGCCACTCAACAGCCGGCGCAGCTTGCTGCTCTTGCTGCGCATCCTCGATGGCCGCAGCCAATTGCTCTTGCACAGCCTCCAGCCCTTCGGCTTCTGCAAGATCGTTGAAATCCGTCAAAGGTGGGAAGGTTTCAGACATACCCACCCTCCGCAAAGCGCGGCACCACCACCGCCCCACCCACGGCCCGCGCCGCCTCCTGCGCTCGCGTCACACCCGGATTGCCAGGCGTGCGCATATCGTTGTCCGCGCAAACCAGAATGCGCTGCATGGGGAACTTGACGCGCAGCGCCCGCGCTACCGCAGGCAGGTTGCCGCAATTGAACGCAACAGCCACCGCGTGCCCTGTGGCCTGGTGCAACGTGGCACCAGTGGCGTAGCCCTCGCACAGCAACAACACACCAGCAGGCCGACCCATGGCGTAGTAGCAGCCAGCAATGCGGCCGCCAGACAGAAAGCGCTTCGACCCGTCAGGCGATATGAACTGCAGGGTGTGCAACACGCCGCCAGAATCTCGGGCCGGGATCAGCAACATGTCACGCAGCCGCCTGATACCAATCGCAGCGATGTGCTTACGCTGCATATACGGGTGCGAGTTGTTCGCAGGCAGGGCGCGCTGCCATAGCCGCTCAGCCTTCGCACGCGCCTGCTCATGCACTGCCGCCTGCTCCACTACCCGCGCTGCCTGTGCTGCCTGCATCGCCTGGCGCAACTGCTCGCGCTCCCGCGCAGTAGGCGGCTTTTGGCGCACCTCGCGCCAGTTGTGAGACTCGCCGGTTTTCCAACTACCGAACGCCCCCGCCATGACAGGATGCTCATGCAGGACATACCACCCATTGGCACTGCCAGCCTTATCGCCCTCAACACGATAGCGGCGCAGCTTTCCATCAGGCACCAGGTCCAGAACCTTTGCCGGGGCCAGCCCAGCCATCTGCATGGACTGCAGCATTGACGCCCCGTGACTCGCGCCGTTGACGCGCCCAAGGTTGCCGACAATAATCACCCTGCTTGATTTTTGGATAGCCGCATCGGGTGCTGGTAACACCCCTGCGGCTTTTTCTTTTTGGGTCATTTCACCCCCTGTGAATTGCTTAAAAACGGCCCGCCAGGCGTGAAGCCTTCGACCAACTGGCAAGGGTTGCCAGCGACTGACTGCGCCAACACTTCGCCTGTGCCAGGATCACAAACCACCAGCACACCAGGCCAGACAATGCGCACCAGCACAGACCTACTGCCAAGCCGCATGGTTTTTTGAAATAGAGGCTTTGACGTGGCGTGCAGCTCGGCAAACGTTGCTGCACGCTGCAGGGTTCTTTGCGCCGCCGACTGAGCGTCAGCACGGGCTTTTTCTGTAGCGTTCATCGCTGCACCTTTCCACCGTCAAGCTGCTGAGCAATCCATTGATCCACCGCCTCGCTATCCCAGCGGGTGCAACGTGGCGAGAGGCGACGAGGCGCAGGAAATGCACCGTTTTGCACAGCCATCCAAATCCAAGAGCGCCCGCGCTGCACGCGCTCCATTACCTGCTCAATGCGCAACAGGCTGCGCGTTTTGGCCACCTGGTCAATCTGCATACCGTTTTCCTTAGGGTTGTTTCTTTGCGTTCGACTGGCCCAGTTCGAGCCAATCTGACGCGCCCACTTTGTCAGCCGTGCTGTCGCATTTCTCGGAAAATCTGCGACAGTTTTTGTCCACATGAGTCCAAGACTCTCCAAAGTGAGGCACGGCATGGGCACTGTGAGCAAAACGCTGTGCCATTTCTCGGAAAAACTGTCACTGTTTGAGAAATCAGCAGACCCACATGGCAGCAGACTAGGTTTTCAGCCCTTGCTGAGCGAAGTGCGGCCCATAGATCCAGTGCCGCATGCCCCCAGCAACATCGCCGCCCGTCGCGTCATCCGCAATGCCGCCGATCACCTCCACCATGCACTTCACAGCCCCCAGGTAGGCGCACAGGTCTTGATGCTTGCCGAACTGCTCTTGCAGGTTCATCAGCACGTCATTCAGCGTTACCGCATGCTCTGCAATCACCGTCAGTGCGAGCTGCATTTGCTCCACGGTGTACGGCTGGTTGTTTGAATGTGCGCTCATGGTCATCCCTCACCCCCTTGGCATGCGCTAACCACCGGCGACTGGATTGGATTGCGAGCTTCATGCTCCGCAGCCAATCGAAGGCGCTTCGCCTCGTCCTCGAAGTTGCAACCGCACCGCTCCGCTTCACAGCTGATGCAGTTCTGCGCATCGGACGCGCGAAAAGCAATTTCCTCCAGCACCACGGAAAGCCAGTCCATGCTCCGATATGCAGAAGGGGACTCCAGGCGGTAAAGCGCGAGTTTGGCCAGTGTTTCAATGGACAACAAAGCGCCCTTGGCTATTGCGTCCACATCTAGCAAAGCGCTCCGCAGCGCACGCACGTCATGTGTATTCGCTCCCATGCCTCAGCCCTCCACCGTTTCAGCAACAGGCCTGCAGTGTTCGGGAACAAGCCACACGACCGACGCGCTCGCCAGATTCGAATCAAGCATTGCACCGTGTTGTGCCATCCTTGCAATGTCTGCAAACCAGCCTGAGCGAGAGGCCAGCGCCCCCATGGCCGAGGTCAGAGCATCCACAAGATCAACCTGCCCAGAGCAGTCAACTACGTGGGCAGAGATCAAGGCGATTTGTTCGCAGGCCAAGGAAATTTCAGACAGCAAGGCATCCTGCCGGGCAGCAGTGAAAACATATTTCCGCATGGCTCAGCACCTCCCGCTGGTGCTGGTGTTTTGAATACCCGCTTCACGGGCATTCAACTGCCGCAACGCCGCCAGGGCCTGAACCGCTTTGCGGGTAGCACCGGCCACGTTCGCCTGGTCGGGCTGGCGCAGGTAGTGCAAAGCCATGGCCAGCGCGTTGTGCGCATCGGCATGCAGTTGGATGGGGTCGGGGGTGCCTGGTGCAGGCAGAGAAGGCGCAGCGCAGCGGCTGGCCAGGTGGATCACCATGGACATGGTTTCATGCTCCTGATCGAGACTTGAAACCACCCACTACGTTTTCAAGCGCAGCGGGTGGACGGGATGTTGAAAACACGCGATCAGACGTGCGCCGGGTGTTGCCACTCCAGCCATCCCGCCCAAAATCATGAGACGCGGCAATGCACCGCATCTGCAAAATCCAGACGTGACAAAACCTCACTGACGGGGAGGTTCAACCGCTGATCGAAGAGGTGTTTTCAAGCACCGGCCCTTTCGGGTTGCGCGGATTATGGCACGCGCAGCGCCCGCGCTGTCAAGCGTTTTTCACGCAGCGCGATGCGCCAGCGGGATCACATCGGCACCACGGCGCAGTTTGTCCAGGTGGTTGGCCCAGTCGCACATCATCACGCGCCGCTCCTTGAGGTACAGGGCATGGTTGTAGGCCGCGCTCACTTCGTTGCGCTCCTGGTGGGCCAACTGAAGCTCAATCGCGTGGTGGGCGTAGCCCTGCTCATGCAGGATGGTGGATGCCATGCCCCGAAAGCCGTGGCCCGTCATGCGGCCTTTGTAGCCCATGCGCTCCAGCGCTTTCAGGATCGTGTTGTTGCTCATGGGCTTGCTGTGGTCGCGCTCACCAGGGAACAGCAGCTCGCGCCCGCCTGAGAGCGTATGCAACACCTTCAGCACCTCCACGGCCTGCGGCGACAGGGGCACGATGTGGGGCGTTTTCATCTTCATGCGCTCAGGCGGTATGCGCCACTCAGCGGCCTGCAAATCGAACTCTACCCAGCGTGCGGCGATCAGCTCGGTGGTGCGCACGAACGTGAGCGCCATCAACTGCATGGCTAGGCGCGTGTAGGGCCCGCCCTGGTACGCCTCAATCTTGCGCAGCAGCTCGGGCAGCTCCTTTTCACCCAGGCGGGCGTAGTTCTCTTTGCGGCGGCTCTTGAGGGTGTCGCTGGGCTTCACGTCCGTGGCCGGGTTGCGCTCGATCAGGTCATGCGCTACGGCATACCGCATCACCTGCCCCGCCATCTGCAGCACGCGGTGCGCCAGGTCGATAGCGCCTCTGTCTTGCACAGCCTTGGCCATGCGGGTCAGGTCTTTGGCGGTAATGCTGGCAATGGGCCGGGCACCCACTGCCGGGAATGCATCGGCCTCCAGGCGCTTGATGGCGTAGGCAGCGTG